GGTATTCCGCGAGCGCGCTTTTCGTCTAGGAATAGAATTAATCAGAACTGGCCCGAGGAGTTGCACCAGAGCGCCTGAGAGAGCTTTTAGGGCTTAGGCCATATCTAGGGGTTCTTATGTATAATCGCGCTTGGAGGGCCGTATATGAGCACTGGTGGAGTTAGGCTTGGATCGTCTTATGACGAAGCGAGAACAAGAAAAGTTAATGCGGAAGCAGAAATAGCCGAATTAGAATTGGCAAAAGTTCGCGGGGAACTGGTAATTGCTGAAGATGTGGTCAAAGCATGGGATGATGTCTTAGCCGCGCTCAAGGGGAAACTATTATCTATTCCAACGAAAGCTGCTCCAGTGGTATCTGCGGAACCGGAGGCGGGGTCATGCCAGAAGATTCTGGAAGATCTCATCAACGAAGCGTTGGAAGAGCTATCAAACTATGAGCCAAGAATTGACCCAACAACAGCAACACCTAGTCAACCATCTGAAGAGACCGATACAGGCACTCAAGCCGCCGCCGCGCCTAAGCGTAAGCGAGTGGGCAGACCAAAAAAGACGGCTGGACTCGCAAACAAGTAGCGAGCCTGGCAAATGGCACACCTCTAGGGCTGAATATCAACGAGGCATCATGGATGCTTGCTCTGATCCTAAGATCAGGGAAGTTGTGGTTATGGCCGGCGCTCAGTTGGGGAAGTCTGAGGCGATCCTCAATATAATTGGCTACCACATAGAAAATGACCCCAGTCCTATATTGGTTTTGCAGCCAACTGTCGAAATGGCTCAATCATTCTCAAAGGATCGAGTCGCTAACGGCCTAATCAGGTCAACGCCATGTCTTAGGGAGAAGGTGAAAGACCCCAGGTCTAGAGATTCTGGGAATACGACACTACACAAGGTGTTCCCGGGCGGCGCTTTGACTTTGGTTGGTGCTAACTCGCCAGCGGGTTTGGCATCCAGACCGATACGTCTTGTGCTATGTGATGAGGTTGATCGTTATCCGACTTCAGCCGGCTCTGAGGGTGACCCCATCCAGCTAGCCAGGAAGAGGGCAAATACCTTCTGGAACCGTAAAATCGTTATGGTCTCCACGCCAACGAACAAGGGGGCGAGCCGAATTGAAGAAGCGTTTGAGGAAAGCGATCAGAGACGCTATTACGTTCCCTGTAAGCATTGCCATCACGAACAGAAGATGATTTGGCAGAATGTCCGATGGCAAGAGGGTGATCCTGATAGTGCTGCGTATGCTTGCAATGCCTGTGGCGTTTTATGGACTGACTCTGACAGACGTTGGTCTATTCGCAACGGAAGATGGGTGGCCGAAGCAGAGTTTAAGGGGATTGCAGGCTTTTACATCAATGGACTGTATTCACCCTGGACTCCGCTTGCCGATGGTGTTCGAGACTTCTTATCGATGAAGAAGAACCCAGAACAGTTGCGAGTCTGGACGAACACTTATCTTGGAGAATCATGGGAAGATGCAGGAGAACAGGTCGATGACTTTTCTCTGTATGAGAGAAGAGAGGACTTTGAGGAGGCTGTTCCCGAGGAAGTGGTATTTATTACGGCAGGCGTAGACGTGCAGGATAATCGTCTAGAGGCATCGATTATAGGTTGGGCTAGGGATCAGGAATCGTATGTAATTGATCACAAGGTCTTGTATGGTGATCCGAGTACTCCGCAGCTTTGGACTCAACTCGATTCATTGGTAAATAAGACATATGAAACATACGACGGGCGGCAAATGGCGATTAGAGCGACGTGCATCGACTCGGGCGGTCATTTTACTAACTCTGTTTATCAATACGCTAAAAAGAATGCGGGAAAGCGTATCTTTGCTATTAAGGGCGTTGGAGGTGAGGGCAAGCCGATTGCTGGAAGGCCGACGAAGAATAACGTCGCGCGATGCCCACTCTTCCCAATCGGAGTAGATACAGTAAAAGATCTTTTATTTGCGCGCATGAGGATAGAAGAGCCTGGAGCCGGTTACATTCACTTTAACTCTCATCTTGATGATGAGTATTTCAGACAGTTAACGGCAGAGAAAATTGTTACTCGCTTCCATCGAGGATTTAAGAAGCGAGTGTTTCAGAAAGTGCGAGCTCGCAATGAAGCGTTGGACTGTTTTGTCTATGCAATCGGCGCTTATGCAATCTTGAACATTGATGTCAATACTCTGGCAGACAAAGTCAAAATAAAGGATAATGTGCGAGAGAATATTTCAAATGAGTCTAAGGCCAAACCGAAGAAGCCGCCGTTTGTACCGCGTGTTGGCAGTGGCTTTGTGAACTCTTGGCGATAAAGGGATTATATGGCTAACGCTTTTGACGCTGCAAATGCCCCAGAAGGTATCCCAGAGACAATTGTAGTCGGTGACTTCATCCAATGGAAGCGAAGTGATTTAGTTACTGACTATCCTGTTAGCAGCTATTCGGCAAAGTATATATTTAGAAAGAAAGATGGCTCATCTGAATTCCAAGTGACTAGCTCGGGATCTAGTCCTGCCGCTTACTTTCTTTTCAATGCAACAAACTCCTCAACTTATGAATATGAGGCGGGAGTCTACTTTTGGCAATTGGAGATCATTCGATCCTCTGATTCAGAACGAATTGTATTATCACGCGGAGAGATTGAAGTCGTACCAGACCTTGATGTCTCCGGTACAGACAATCGATCTCATAATGAGGTCATGTTGAGCAAGATTCAGTCTCTTTTAGAGGGAAAAGCGGATTCAGATGTGTCTTCATACTCAATTGCGGGTCGCTCATTGACCAAATTGGGCTTTCAAGAGCTTGTTGACGCTAAAAACTACTATAAATCCGAAGTTTTGAGAGAAAAGCGCCTTCTAGATGCAAAAAATGGACGATCTGGTGCCTCAACCGTCAAAGTGAGGTTCTAAATGGGCATTTTTGACTTTGGTAAGTCTAAAAAGGTCGAAAAAACGAAGGTTTTTAAGCGTTCATATGCAGCGGCGAACAAAGGCCGGCTTCTAAGCGACTTTTTTGACTCTGAACGGAGCGCAGACAGTGAATTGCGCCCTGTTATCAAGGTTTTACGCTCTAGATCCCGTGATTTAAGCCGAAATAACGAGTATGCGAAGCGATATTTGAACTTAATCAAGACAAATGTCGTTGGTGATCGAGGCTATACGCTACAAGTTAAGGCTACTGGCGGTGACGGCAGACTCGATCAAACAGGCAATGATGCCGTTGAAATGGCGTTCAAAAAGTGGGGTCGGCGCGGAAATTGCACTGTAGATGGCAAGCATTCTTGGCTTGACGTGCAAAAACTAGCGATTGAGAGCCTTTGCCGGGATGGTGAAGTGTTCATTGTTAAGCACCGTGGCTCTGACTTTCATGATTCCTTTGCTTTGGAGTTTATTGAGCCAGATCAGATTGATGAGCAGAAGAATGAGCGCCTATCCAACGGCAATGAGATCCGTATGGGCATTGAGCTCAACAAGTTTAAGAAGCCAGTTGCGTATCACGTCCTGACATACCACCCAGGGGACTATGACTACACTACAGCAACCAAGGCTACTAAGCATATTCGCATCCCAGCCGAGAAAATGTGTCATTTGTTCATGCCTCTACGGGCTGGGCAGACGCGCGGAGAGCCGTGGATCTCGCCAGTAATGTCTGGACTAAAGCAGCTTGGAGCACTAAGGGAGGCGGCAGTAATCAATGCGCGTATCGGCGCGAGCAAGATGGGATTCTTCACGTCGCCTGCCGGTGACGGGTTTGTTGCTGACGATTTGGATGGCACTGTACCAATCATGGATGCGGAGCCTGGAACCTTCCATCAGCTACCCAACGGCGTTGATTTCACGGCATTTGATCCGCAATACCCATCAAATGAGTTTGAGTCTTTCCACAAGGCGGTGCTGAAGGGTATCGCTAGCGGCTTAGGCGTCAGCTATACGTCGTTGAGTAATGACCTTGAGTCAACGAGCTATTCATCGATTAGGCAGGGCGCTCTCGAAGAGCGTGATTACTACAGGAACATTCAACAGTTCTTCCTAGATCATTTTGTGATGAATATCTTTTCCTATTGGCTTGGATCAGCAATGGAGGTCAATAGCTTCGGCATCCCGCTGGCTCAATATGACCGATTTTACGATGCGGCATCTTTCCGCGCTAAGGCATGGTCGTGGGTTGACCCTCAGAAAGAGATGGCCGCGGCGGTTATGGGCATGAAGAACGGCATTCTATCTATACAGGACGTTGCGGCTCAATACGGAAAAGATGTAGAGGAACTATTCGCTCAGATCCAACGTGATAAGGCGCTTGCAGAGCAGTTTGGCGTTAAGTTCGCGCTAGAACCGTATGGTGCCACTCAAGTTGGAATCTTGCCCGATGTAATAGGTGATGAAGATGCCGAAGTACAAGGGTAAAGAGATTAATACAAAGCCATCTGAGGGCATGGTTGCAGAAGCCAGGCGTGGATTAGAGTGGCGCAAAGAGCATGGACGAGGCGGCACAGAAGTTGGTGTTGCGCGAGCAAGAGATATTAGTAACGGAAAAGAGCTTTCTCTTGATACAGTAAAGCGCATGAAATCATTCTTTGCTCGCCATGAAGTAGACAAGCAGGCAGAGGGGTTCTCACCTGGGGAAGATGGCTATCCTAGTGCTGGTCGTATTGCATGGGCGCTTTGGGGCGGTGATGCAGGTCAGTCATGGGCCAACAAGATTGTTAAGTCGATGGACGCTGCGGATGAGCGTCAAGAGGAAATACATATGGACGACGATGAAAAAGACATCAATGAAATCGTTGATGATATTGAGGCCAATGGCATTCCTGACATAGAGGAAGAAACAGTCACCGAGGAGCGAGCAGCACCAGATGAATTAAGCGTCGGTGATTTCGTCTCATGGGATTCTTCTGGCGGCAGGGCTAATGGTCAGATTGAGCGTATTGAACGTGATGGTCAAATTGACGTTCCCGGGGCTGACGTGACTATTAATGGCACAGAAGATGATCCTGCGGCACTAATTGCGCTCTACAGAGATGGCGAAGAGACTGACACCAAAGTTGCTCATCGTTTCTCTACGCTGACAAAGATCAGCAAGCCCGAAGAAAGGGCAGAAGAAATCAAGGTAGAGCATCGTGCAATGAAGCTCGATATGTCTCCTGTGGATGAGGAAAGGCGTACTGCCCGTATTGCTATCTCATCTGAGGAGCCGGTAGAGCGTTCATTCGGGAAAGAAGTTTTAGAGCATACAGCAGAAGCGATTGATCTATCGTTTCTTGCTAGCGGCCGCGCACCGCTACTTCTCGATCATGACCCCGAGAAGCAAATTGGCGTGATTGAATCGGTAGACCTCGATGACTCGGCACGGCGACTCCGTGCGACGGTTCGTTTCGGAAGGAATGGACTTGCCAAAGAGGCATTCGATGACGTTGTTGACGGCATTCGTGCCAACATCAGCGTTGGATATGCCATCAAGAAGATGGAAAAGGACAAGCGGAGTAGCGATACCTATATCGCGAAATCGTGGCGTCCAGTAGAAGCTAGTTTGGTATCGATTCCTGCCGACGTGACTGTTGGGCTGGGGCGATCTGATCAGGCTGCTGAAGAACCCGTAATTAGAACTGACTTTAAGGAGGACAAAATGTCCGAAGTCGATATTGCAGCGGTTGAGGCAGATGCCAAGAAAGCCGCACAGCGTAACGCCGCTCAGATTGTTGAGCTCGGAGCGCGTCACAGCCGTTCTGACTTGGCTCAAAAGGCCATTGCAGACGGTAAGTCAATTGAAGAGTTCCGTGGCGAACTGCTTGAGGTAATCGGAAGCGAGCGCGCTCTTGAAGCTCAAGACGTTGGTATGACGGAGAAGGAAGTTAAGCGATTTTCTTTGGTTCGCGCTATCCACGCTCTTGCTAACCCAACTGATCGTCGCGCTCAAGAAGCTGCACGTTTTGAGTTTGATTGCTCTGACGCCGCTTCTGAACAGTATGGTCGTGCCGCTCAAGGCATCATGCTCCCGGCAGAAGTTCTGCGTAACTGGAAGCGTGACCTGAACTCTGCTGACGAAGCAGCTCTGTTCACCGATGACTTCCGTGGTGGAGACTTCATCGACGTACTGCGAAATGCCTCTTCTGTTATGCAGGCAGGCGCTCGCATGCTCGGTGGCCTCTCTGGCGACGTGAAGATCCCGAAGAAGACTGCGGCTGCATCAGCAACGTGGATCGCTACCGAAGGTGGCGTTTCTACTGAAAGCGAGATGACAGTAGGTCAAGTCTCAATGACTCCTAAGACTCTCGGTGCGTTCACTGACATCACCCGTCAGTTGCTCATCCAGAGCTCATTGGACGTTGAGGCTCTTGTCCGTGACGATCTGGCGCAAGCTATCGCACTGGCAATTGACCTGGCTGGTCTGGAAGGCTCCGGTTCAAGCGGTCAGCCCACTGGTATCCTGAACACCTCTGGTGTTAACACGGTTACCGCGTTTGCTGCTGCTAACCCAACCTTCGCAGAAGTAGTGACTCTTGAGACGGCTGTAGCCGAAGATAACGCCCTCATGGGCAATCTGGCATACATCATGCCTGCGGCCATGTACGGCGCTCTCAAGACCACTGAGAAGGCATCTGGCACTGCTCAGTTCGTAGTTGAGCCAGGCGGCACCATCAACGGGTACCGCGGCATCGTTTCTAACCAAGGAACGGCCGGTAACCTGTACTTTGGTAACTTCTCTGATCTGTTGGTCGGCATGTTTGGTGGTCTCGACATCGTCGTTGATCCTTACACTGCTAGCACCAGTGGCACTATCCGCGTTGTTGCTCTCCAGAGCATTGACGTTGCGGTACGTCACGCAGTCAGCTTTGCCTTCGGTAACGACGGCGTTTAATAAGTCGGGGGCTTCGGCCCCCTTCTTTACTTGAGCCCATTTGCGAGTGGATTCAATTAAGGAGACAAAATGAAATACAAAGTAGTTAAAGGGTGTGTGATCAAGGGAGCAGGTCATCAGCCTGGCGCGGTTGTTGAGCTAGATAGCGATCTTGCTGGTCAATTGATGGGGATTGGCAGAATCATGCCATGTGACGAATCTGAGGTTGAAAATCGCTCTGTTGGCTTAGAAGGGTCATCAGAGGAGCCTGCGAAGCGTCGAGGACGGCCTAAGAAGGTTGAGGAGCCAGTGGAGCATCCAGTTGAGGAAGCGCCTGAAGAATGAGCGTTGAGACCCTTGCAGATAGGCGAGTGATGATCAGGGATTTCGGTATCGATGTCTCATATATCCCGCTGTCTGGAGGGCGCGCAACATTCAAGGGCATTTTCGACAATGAGCACTCTCTGGAAGACATTGGCGGTAGCGTGGCATTTTCTGTTGTGCAGCCCAGGCTCACATGCGTGACCGCTGATGTAAAGGACGTTGTTGAGGGGGATAAGATTACATTCCCAGTTGATAACGTAACTACGGAATATGTGGTGCGGGTAGCAATGCCTGATGGTACTGGAATAACTGAGTTGCAGTTGGAGAAACAATGAGCCATATACGCACTCAGATTCGCCAACGTATTGTCACTAATCTGACAGGTCTGGCTACTACGGGCAGTAATGTGTATGACACCCGTGTGTACCCATTGGCTGCGAACAAGCTCCCTGGGCTAGCGGTGTATACGAAGTCAGAAAGCACTGAATACGAGACGATGTCACCGCCGCGCACGCTAAGAAAAACATTAACGGCTGTCATTGAGATATATGTCAAAATGACTTCTACGTTTGATGAGGTTCTTGATACTATTGCGGCAGAAATTGAGACCGCTTTGTATTCGGATTTGACACAGAATGGCTTGGCATTTGACACCAAAGTCGTGTCTTTTGAAGCTGATTTTGGAGGAGATGCAGAGCAGCCTCTGGGTCAGGGAGTGATAGAGGTTGAGGTCGTATATGCCGCAACCGAAGGAAGCCCAGAGGGCTAATTTTTTTTGCGTTTAGAGGACATTTAAATGGCTACAGCAACTGGTAAGGACGGGGCCGTATACGTTGGCGCTAACGCCGTCGCAGAAATCCGTGATTGGTCTTTAGAGACCACTTCAGAGGTCGTTAATGACACCGTAATGGGTGATACATGGATGACGAACAAGGCGACTCAAAAGTCTTGGACTGCATCATTCAATGCATTCTGGGATGACGGAGACACTACTGGGCAACAAGCCCTAGACGAAGGCTCAGAAGTGACTCTGAATTTGTATCCAGAAGGGAATACTACTGGCAATACCTACTGGTCAGGTTCAGCTATTGTTACGTCTGTGAGCAAATCAGCATCTTTTGATGGGCTAATTGAAGCTTCATTCAGCGCGACAGGAAATGGCGCACTTACTGAGAGCACCGTTAGCTAATGAGCAAATTAATTGATGTCGCCGTTTCTCACTTCAATGCTAGGGAAGTGAGACAGATGATAGTTCCTGAGTGGGAGACCACTCTGTATGCGAAAAACCTTTCTCTCGAGGACAAGCACAAGTGGCTGAAGCGAGCGAAGGGCGAAACGGATGAGTATCTGCTCTACGCCGTAATATTTGGCGTAACGGATGAGAACGGCGATGCAGTCTTTGACGTTGGTGATAAGGTCAAACTGAAGACTAATGTTGACCCAGAGATTTTATCTAGGATCGCTAACTTTGTATTGGAAGTTGACGCCAAAACCGAAGAGGAACGCGAAAAAAACTTCTGAATGATCAAGGTGAGCCCACTGAGTTATTTTTTATGTATCAACTCGCAGAGCACCTTGGTCAACCCCTAGACACCATCCTGGGCATGACGGTAGATGAGTTTAACCATTGGTTTACTTATCTGCATTTAAAGAATCAAAAGCTAAAGGAAGCCTCGGATGGCAACAAAGCAAGTTCTGGTAGCCGGCGAATTAACCGCCGTAGATAATACGCAGGCCGCATTTAGATCTGTTCAAGAGAGCGCTAGAAAAACCTCAAAGCAGGCTGCACAGCTAAACCAACAGTTTAGATTTCTTCGTGGTGGTGCCGGCCAGCTAGGACATCAGATCCAAGATATTGCAGTCCAGTTGAGCATGGGGACTAATGCATTGATCGTTTTCGGTCAGCAGGGTTCCCAGATCGCGTCTTTATTCGGCCCGAAGGGAGCTATGCTTGGTGCGTTTGCGGCAGTAGCGGCGGCTATTGGCGTAGTGTTTATGCGTGACACTAAGCAAGCGGCTAATGAGCTTGAGACGTTCGGTGAAAAGGCAATGCAGGCTGCTAGAGAGGTTGGCATTCTTACTACTGTCTCTAGAGCTTTTCTTTTAGAAATACAGCGAGGGAGAGTTAATAAGGCTGCTGATGAATATCATGAGTATAGAAGACGCCTAGAAGAATCCAATCAAGCTGTAGTCAGTCTGCAAAAAGATCAGGCTGCACTTAGTGGCGGCTCTATGACAGTAGCGCAGTCAATAAGATTGCAAGGATCAAGCCTAGAGTCGGTTAATGCTCTATTAGATGAGCAGACAAGAAAATCCACGCTACTCGCTGGACAAGTAGAAATATTAAAGGGAGAGCATGAAGCAGAGGCGCTTGCTTTGCGAGCTTTGCTTGAAGGCGCAAACCCTTATGAAGACCTAGTGAAGAATGCAGAAGATGCTACCGCTAGCCTGCAAGAAACGATTGATAAGCGCGAAAAACGCGAGCAACACGCAATGGATCTTCGCTTGGCGAGGCTAAAGCAATTGCAGGGTATCAATGATGCAGAGATGAAGCTTCTGATTGACAGGGACAAGGCGCAGCAAGAAGCGCTAGATAAGGAACGTGAACGAGAAACGCAATTACTAGATCTCAGAAGGGCAAGGACGGCCAATATAATATCTAATGCGAATGCAGAATTAGATGCGATTGTTGCGACTGCTGAAAAGAAAAAAGCCATGCAACAGGCTGAAATAAGCATGAATCAGCAAATTATGACTAGCGGCCAACAAGTTCTAGGGCAATTGTTGTCTGGAATGGATAAGCAATCTGGTGCTTACAAAGCATTATTTGCAGTACAGCAAGGGTTAGCAATTGCACAAACGATCATGAATACAGAGATGGCGGCGATAGCTGCCTTAGCACCGCCCCCTGTAGGCTTGGGGCCACAAGCAGGTATTCCTTATGCGGGTGTGATTCGGGCCATAGGATATGCATCTGCGGCGATTATTGCTGGGCAAACAATTGCTGGGTTTGAAGGCGGCGGCATCATCCCTAACGGCCCTCGCGCTGGCGGTGTAGACGGACGCGGTGGACGTATGGCAATTGTTCACCCCAATGAGAAGATTACTGACATGCGTAATGGCGGTGATGGCAAGCAAGTGAACATTACTTTTAATATCCAGGCTAACGACGCGAAAGGATTTGACGATCTTTTGTATCAACGCAGAGGCATGATTATGACCATGGTAAACAAGGCCGTGAATGATCGTGGCAGGAGGTCATTGACGTAATGGCAGACTTTCCCAGCAGCCCTGGTTTCCGTAGTGTAGATACTCGCATCAGGCATTATCATTTAACCAGTGAGAGCATTAGTGGGCGCAGGCAAGTTAGGTCATTGGGGTATAAGAGAAGAGAGTTCACGCTTACCTTCCCGCCTATGACGCGCGCTGAATTTGACCCGATACATGACTTCATTAATACGAAGCAGGGGCCATTCACTGCCTTCACCATTGATATTCCTGATCCAGATCAGGACGCATTTGAGACTGTTACATGTCGCTTTGACGGTGACGTGCAAGAGTTTTCTGTTGGTGTTGATGGGCTTTATGAGTTTGAGGTTGACCTGATTGAGGAAGTAACATGAGCCGCGAGTTATCCAATACATGGGTCAATGCTCTCGATGATAGGCAATTTCGCCTGGCAACGCTTATAAAGATCACCGATTTAGGCGCATCTCCAATCTTGCTGACAGACTATGGTTCTCAAATTAGTTATTTGGCTCAGACTTATTTAAGCAATGGAGCCGTGCTCGAGATCGGTGATGTCAAAGAAACAGGTTCATTAAAGGTAAATGAGTTAACTATTACATTAACGGGATCTGATCCTCAACAGACATATATCGCTGCATTTTTGAATAACAGCCCTACCAAAGCAACAATCCTGATCAGGCGTGCATTAATGAATGCTAATGGTAGTGTTGCCGATGTGTTTACATTCTTCAGCGGCAAAATCACTAGTTACAATATCGCTGATAGTGGCTTTGAAAGCGGCATTGCAATTACTTGTGCGAGCCATTGGGCCGACTTTGATAAGGTAAGGTGCAGAAGAACCAACCTAAAGAGTCAGCAGTCATTCTTTCCAGATGATTTGGGCATGAAATACGCGCATGTGCAGACAAAAGATTTGCGCTGGGGGAGAAGCGGGTAATGCCATTTTGGACTATTGTCGCAGTAGTTGTTGCGGTTGTTGCTGGAGGTCTTTCCTACAAAGCGGCTAGAGATGCACAGAAAGCTGCAAAGAAAGCCGCAGACGCGATGTCAGGCGTCTTAATCAACAAAGAATCCAATATAGAAGCTATTCCTGTTATCTATGGTGAGAGACGTGTTGGCGGTACTAGGGTTTTCGTTCATGTAGAAGGTGGAGACAAGAATGATTATCTGTATATTGCGCTTGTGCTATGCGAGGGCGAAATCCAATCTATTACTAATATTGAAATAGATGATCGTCCTATCACTGACAGCCGGTATTCTGGCTTGTATTCTTATCAAACCTTTACTGGCACTGACACTCAAGCAGCAAGCACATTATTGTCTGCGACATCTAAGTGGGGGCCAACAGATCCACTAGACGATAACGATTACACTCTGAGCGGCATTGCTTATATTGCGATTCGATTAAAGTGGGATCAAGATGCGTTCTCAGGCATTCCAGATATTACAGCCCTAGTTAGAGGCAAAAAGGTTTATGACCCAAGAACTAATACTACAGGGTGGTCTGACAATCCTGCTCTTTGCATATTGGATTACTTACGAAACGAGCGGTATGGCAAAGGTCTGCCAGATTCCAATTTAGATTTTGTAGTTAGTTCTACCACTCAAGGATCATTCAATATCGCTGCGGAGGATATTGAAGATTTTACTGTAACGCCATACTCAGGCGCGCCAGGGTCAATACAGTTATTTAAATGCAATGCTGTTGTTGATACAGATGATCCGATATTCCAAAACCTAGAAAAAATGCTTCTCTGTTGCAGAGGATTTCTTCCATATCAAAATGGCAAATACAGTCTTTTTATTGATCAGGCGGTTGATTCTTTTGACTATTCGCTCGGAATAACAGAACACATGATTCTCGATGGGCTATCAATCCAATCAGAGAAAAAAGAAGATAAGTTTAACCGAGTCATTTGCAAGTTTCCAAACCCAGAAACAAAGTATCAGCCGGATCAGGCCATATGGCCCGTTGCAGCAGATCTCGATGGAAATGGTGATTCGTATGAAGAGACATTTTTAACGGAAGATGATGATGAGGTTCTGGTAGACGAGATTGACCTAGAGTACATCACCGATTTTTACGCCGCCCGGGACTTCGCGCGCATATTCTGTTTGCGTTCTAGGAATGCTCTGAGAGTTGCCTTAACCATAACGTCAGAAGGCATGGACGTTCGTGTTGGCGATGTTGTTACTATCACGCATGATACTCCTGGCTGGATACAAAAGCCGTTTCAAGTAGAAGAGCTTAGCTTAAATTACGATGGCACAGTTAAATTGCAATGTGTTGAGTATGATTCAACTCTATATGCATATGACCCGGCTTCAGAAGAATCAACCTATGTTGATACGGACTTGCCTGACCCATTTGACATTGATGCCCCGACTTCATTTAGCGCCACCCCTGGTGCTGAAGTGCTATCAGATGGAAGTATCAATTCGTATGTCAATTTGAGTTGGACTGCCAGTGATGATGCTTTTGTTTCTTATTATGAGGTAATTGTTTCAGGCAATATCCCTAGCTTCACTAATCAAACTTTTTATGAGGAAACTACAGCAACTGCTGTGCGGATTAATGGTCTGACATCTGGCTTGGGGTATACCGCCAAATTAAAAGCCGTAAATACACTTGGAGTCAGATCTGGTGAGGTTAGTGCTAATTTTACTGCTGTAGGTGATGCAACTCCACCAGCGAATCCAACGTCATTTACGGTTCAAGGTGGATTGCAAAAGGTTGATCTATTTTGGACTAATCCCGCGGATTCTGATTTTGCATATGTGGAGATTAAAAGATCTACTAATTCAACAGAAGCTAATGCTGTAAGCATTGGCAGATCGCCTGGCACAAGCTACACAGACCCAAGACCCAGAGGAACTGCAAATTACTGGTACTGGATAAGGGCTGTAGATACTAGCGGCAATAAAAGTGTTACATCAGATACAGCGGGATGGGTTGCAGCCAGCAACAATCCAGCAACGACTTTGCAATTAGCATCTGATGATTTTGCTGACGGCATCATCAACTTCGATTATTTTGATACGACAACCCAAGGGCAAATTACTGTCATTGAGAATGAGCTCGATGGTGTTAGGGCTCAATATTCTATTGCGATTGATACAGACGGTTATGTAGCTGGTTATGCCCTCATATCTGACGACATAGGACAGGGCGGCACTCCGACATCAGCATTT